AAGTCGGTTTCAATCAGTTCGGCTTTAACATCCAATTTAATCAAGGCTGCATAATTCCTTATCTTATCCACAATCTCAGTAGGAGAATTGCCCGGGGCATAAAAAGCGTGTTGCTTCATCACTTGGGCCTTGAACCCATAGGAGAAGCGTGAAAGAGCCAGCGTGTGATCTTGGCGCATTCCTGAGATATTATGAGCAGGGGAAATTTTGTCGGACAACTCATTCTTCACAAACGCATTGCAGACATTCTTTCGGCGGACGTGATTTTGCTCTTGTTTCTGTCTAGCCCGTTGCGCCTTGGAATCTTGTTTTTCTATAACAACATCCATGTCAACGGGCACTCCTATGTTTTCCACAGGAATCAACCTCTTCAAGAACTCATCACGCCAACCGATATATCGTTCGGGCGGTTGCACATCATTAGCCATCTTAGTTACTCTTTCCTCAATACATAATATCTCATTATTACGCGTATCACACGCAGCCTTCGCAGTCTCAGTTACAATGGGTTCCGCGGCCACTTTCGCTATGGCCTTGGGCTCCTCCAAATCCAACATATCCTCCCCTCCGTAGCTCTGAAAATTTATTAAGAATCTCGAGGTTATACCGACGTTGAGGGCTTTAGCTATCAATGAGAAGTCCAACTGGGTCAATTTCTTCCCCTGTTTACTAGCCTCACAAATTCGCTGTACATCTCCTAGCATAAACGTCTTACTAACACATTTGATTCTATATAAACTATCCCAGAGCTTTTCGGGGATATTAGTTGAAAACTCATGATCAGAATCGGTTTCCTTCAACGATATAAACTTGTTGCCATTGACCACAAATCTCCCTAAGAGCACCCCATTACTTTCTGTAATATTTCGGGCTCTCGCAATCGGTTCACTGCGTTTGAGGGATATGTTAGCCAATCTCGCATACATCTGAAACAACCAATAGGGAACATACATAGTCACCCTTGGGCAAAGGTAAACCAAAGCCCTGTTGATCGATTCAGGTTGCGATATTTTCTCACAAGCATATTGCGTAAAAGAAAACCAACCCTTAATGATGAGCAGGTCAGGAGAGAAGTCCCAAACACTTGACTCATAACGAGCACCTCCAGCGACGTCCTCTATAAACGTGTTAGCATTAGTGAAATAATAACTACCATTAGGAGTCTTAGAGCCTAGACTGTTAGGAATACTCGTATAGATGAGAATAGGTTTCCCATTATACTTCCTCCAGTCTTTCTCAGACAAATGATAATCAACATCCACCATGGTTACCACACTATTAGAAGTCATAGCATCGTAGCGCAAGTCCTGGTTAAGGTCGGACATGTCCCACACTTCACGGGTACCAGTAACGCCCCAGTGGGCCTTGTTGGTTTCCCGAGTCGATGTGGAAACATCGTAACGAGTGCGATTCAACAAACCGCAGAAATTTTGCATAGTAGTAGTTGCCTGACACCTAAGATCAGCCGCCTTCGGGTGAGCATGATTGCTGGCATTGCCCCTATAAGCGTTAAGGGGGTGCCACTTCAGCTCACTACGAAACGTGTCCAACAATGATCTAGGATAAACATACCTAAAACGACACAAAATCCAAGAATTTAACCGGGTCCGTAAAGACGCGGATAAATAGAGAGAGATAGGCACAACACAAATTGCGCCACCAACGACAATAATCTTAACTATAGACGTATTGTTCATTTTGCCCAGTGGTATCCACCCGGCGAATAGTTTCCACCCCCGGTAACACCGTCGACATGTACGTCCAGGCCATACGCGCCCGCCATCGCGGTGTGGGGAGCCGCAAACAGCGCTCCCGCCAGTGTGACTGCCCCCGCAATCGCCTTGAGACCCCGCATCC